TGCATAATCGTTTTCGGCCCACACGATAGTGTTAGCAGTTTGATAATCATTAATACGCACCCAAAGTTGATATTTGTACATTATTGCCTCACTAATACTTCTTGTGTAACACCGTTAATAAACATTATTTGTTTTGTATAGATAACACCATCAATTACAACTTGGTTAGGTTGTAATACTACTGTAGGTTGCTGAACGATCACTGGATCTGGACGAGTAGCAGCATATACTACAGCGCCTCCAATTAAAGCAGGAACTACCCAATGATGGGCTGGCGGACTATGCCAATGCCTATGTCCATAGTGCCTATGTCCATGGTGGTGCGGACCAGCTAAGGCAGCTGAACTTGCAGTAAATAACAAAAATGCTAATAATTTTTTCATAATATACTCCTATAAGTATATAACGTATTTATTACCATTTTGGTTGACTTACTTGGCCTCTTTACGAGCATTTTTAACAGCAGTAACATCGTTACGGACTTCTTTACATAGCTTAGATAATTCCTGTAAGTGTTTTCTAACTCTAGTGCCTGCGGCACCTACTTCCTTATCGTAAAACTTTTCGAAATCACCTTCCATTGCTTCTACTAACTTTGCGAAATCTTGAAATCTATTTGCTGACATAATTATCTCCTTGTATAATAATTAGTTGTGACGAGCATACTACAGAAAAAAATTTATGTCAATTTGTTTGGTAATTCATCTATAGATTTTAATTTTACTATCTCTGTAAAGGCATGATCTAATGGTTCATATAAATCTTTTTTAGTGCCTATGATACTGTCAGGCCAGTCTCCTCCATAATAGCCTAAAGACTTTTGTTCCTTCAACCATTTTTCCCCATAAAGTTCGATAAGTAATCTGTCTCTTTGATCACTGTGTCCATTATGATAAAAATCACTGTCATATGTCACAATTTTTGATTTCATTCAATCTCCCGCATATACATTAGGACTACCTTGAGCACTAGCAGAGCCGCAGGCTACAGGATCCCCTACTCTACAAACATCTAGATAATTTGCAAATACAGTTCCGCTTCCTTTAGCTAGATTGCTAGAGTGGCAGGATGGTCCACAACAATGCACAATCCAATGATCGGTGCGTCTATGAACACTTAAATTATTAGCAAAAACATTAGGACTTCCTTGACTATTTGGTCTAGGAGGAAAACAGGCATGTCCTGTGCAAACATCGCCTAATCTTGTAACATTTTTACTGTTAGCCATTGTTTACCATGTAGTAGTATTTTTACCACTATCACCTATTATTTCACTAATACTATACGCAGATGGGGCGGCAACAAATGCTACCGGATTAAGATGATGTTGCGTTACCCAATCTCTAATTCGAGTCCAATCTTGAAATAAAGTTTGTGTGGTAGTATAGGTTCGCTTAGTTCCTTTATTAGTCAATAATTCATAGCTATAAGTAATAGTATATGTTAAATCATTTGTCCAATAATAAATTTCAGATTCAGGTCTTGTTGGACATTCAGTAATATCATATTCTGTTAATATTCTAGGATTTGTATGAGGAGCAGAGTCAGCGGTTGTAGCGCTTGATAAATGATCAACGTACTTCATTGTGCCTGTTGGTATCATATCATAATAACCGCTAGCAACACAACTTGTGGCTCCAATTGTAAGTGTTACATGATCTAAAAATCTAGGGCGCCTTGGCATACTGATATCTGTGCATTGAACCTCTACAATTACTTCATCTTCCTCATCATTATACCATAGATAAGGTATAGGGTCATAAGCTGGATTTGGTGCCTGTCCTGCATAATTTCCTTCACCGTCATATGTAGCTATTGTTTGGGGTAAAGAATGTGCTGGGTTAGGGATGTGTGGTGGTTTTACTATGGATGCTCCTACTGTAAAACTAAAATTAGCATAAATCTCTACACTTCCTCCAGAACCAGCCCAATTAAAAGTGTTTCTATATTCGTAACTATAGCTAATACTATCTCCTGGTTTAGAATTTGTAGTAGGAGTAAATGTAACAGGCGCACGCCATTCTGCTCCATTTTTAAATGGAAAAATAAATGGAAAATCTGTATTAGGAGGTGGAGCTACTTGTAATAAAGTGTAACCATCTATTACTACTGCCATTAACGTATAATACTTCCTGCACTTACAGGTTGTATGCCAGTAGTTTGAAATGTAAACTGATCTGCAATTTCTTTTACAGTAAGACCTTTAAGAATTATAGATGACTTACTTAAACTATAATCTTTATCAGTATCTAAAGTAACCATCATAGGTGTCATAGCAGGTCCTTTCGGAGTCATTGCCAACATAATCGGATTGTGAACAACAAGATCCGTCATATCTTCGCTAACGTATTTAGCGATAACTTCTTCCCCACTGATCAACTTCATGCTTATAATATCGCCTTCTTTGAATTTAGTTTTTTCTAATAACATTATGCTGCCTCTTTTAAAAATTTTTCTAGTTCCGTGTAACCACCAATCAGAATATTATCTATAAAAATCTGTGGGACGGTTCTTGCATTTGGAACTGCTTCAAGCAATTCTTCTTTGGTATATCCATCCCCAATTTTGCGTTCTTCAAATTCTATTCCTTTTATTTTTAAAAGGGTTTTTGCCTTGTCGCAGTAAGGGCAGTGATACTTACTCCATACGATAGCTTTCATTCTGCTTTCTCCACTTCAACGATAATATCTGATCCTACTAATTCTTGAACAACAACTTCTAAATTAGCGAGTGTATCTCCTCCCGCTAATTCATCAACTAATTGATTTTCTTTGTGTAATTTACTCAATTTAATCACGATTATTTCTTCATGTATTTTTGCCATTCTGTGTCCTTAAAGTGCGGGTAGTTCTTCGTAGTCTATGCTATCGCTCATTACTCCGATAACATAATTAGTCGATTCATTTTCTTGTAGTGCAGTTTGTTTTTTGCTTGTATCACTGTGTTTATTAAACCATGGAATAGGTGTGCTACGAGGAGCATTTGCCTGATACTTTATTCCAATTTCTTTTAGTGCTGCATTAGCTGTATAATCAACAAAATCCTTTAAAATATTGGCGTTTAGACCGATAACTGGACCGCGCTTGAACAAATAATCAGCCCAGGCCTTTTCTTCACGAATAACATCCATATACATACCGTAAACTTCTTGCTCACATTCTGCTTTGGCATTAGCAAATCTTACATCCTCTTTAACTACCTGATTAATTAACCAAGCAGTCCATCCTTTGTGTAATAGTTCATCCTGTAGGATAAGGCTGATAATATTACCATTACCAATGAATATCTTATTCTCTACCATGGCTAGACTGGTGGCAAAACTTACCATAAAGCGTAAGGCTTCAAGTGCGTAACTGGCATTTAGTGCTAACCAAATTGCCTTAATGTGGGTTGCTTCGTCAATCTTTTCGCCCGTTTCTGTTACACAATTGATGAGATGAAGTTTGTCATAATAAAGGCCTACACTACTTGCCATGTCCACAATCTCTTTAGTGTCATGGATAGTATTAAATACTTCCTTGGGCACGTTGTAAATGTTACGGATGATGTGGCTGTATGATCGACTATGGATATTAGTTTCAAAAAACGTCCAATTATAGACTAGTGCTTCTAATTCTGGCAAACTTACAACTGGTGTGAATATTTGACTTGGTCCTCGTCCTTGTAGGCTATCTAATGCTGTTTGTCTAAGTAGGTTGCTAGTGAATATATGTTTAACTGCTTCACTAGCATCTTTAAAATCTTGTGCATCTTTGGTAAGGCTGATCTCTTCGGGCACCCAAAAGAAACCTCGTGCTGTTTTTTCAAAGTCTGCTATTTTGTTATACTTTACTTCCTCAAATCGTTGTATGGTTACTGGACCTGCTGGGTCAAGGAACATTTTACGATGTAAGTAATCAGTCTTTGTCTGTAAGTTGTATTGTTGTTTACTCATAATACGCAGGAATCGCAGTCCTCCTCCATTTCTACTTCATGATATCCGTTTAATTTTGCTTCGGTAGAACCATTCAGTTTTGGTTCATCTACAACCTTACTGCCTGCCTTATTAATAAGGCTATAGTAAAAAGTTTTAATTCCCCAATAGTGTGCTTGCATAAGATTCTTGGCAATCAGTGTAGTAGGAACTTTTCTATCTGTAAAGTGTGCTGGGTTATAAAAAGTATTTGTACTTATGCTTTGGTCAACATATGCAGCCAACACCGCAGCCGTTTTAATGTAGCCATCACAGTCACGTTGATCCCACATCAATTGATATTTGTTCTTTAACTTTTGATATTCGGGTACAACTTGTGTAAAAGATCCAGCCTTGCTTTCCTTAGTGCTGATAAGTGACATAGGCATTTCAATACCATTAGTACTATTAATAACCACAGAACTAGATTCAACAGGAGCAATGGC